ATGGAAGCAGGAAAAGACATCCACCTCACCGGCGCGACGCTGGAAGCACTGGGAGACAATGGCTCCCTGATCCTGAAAGCAGGAAACAACATCCATCTGGACACGGATACTCTCGAAGCCAAGAAAGACATGACAGAAAACAGCGACAACTATATCCGCACCTATAGAAAAACAGAGACGGCAAACACACTCGCAGCTGGGAAAACCATTACCCTTGTGGCGGGTGAGAATTTGAGTGCCAGAAATACGACGGTACTTTCAGAAAACGGTCAAATAACTGCTGCCGCCAAGGGGGACGTGAACCTGGAAAACGGCTATAATGAGTCCAAGGACGACTACGGCCTGAAATACAAGGAACGCGGCCTCCTCTCCAGCAAGACCACAACGATCAAGAGCCGTGACGAAAGCAAGACTGTGACAGCCTCTACCCTGTCGGGAGAGGACGTACAGATCACCGCAGGCGGAAATACAAATGTCATCGGTTCAAACGTGGTAGGCACACATGACGTAGCGATTTCTTCCAGCAAAGATACTTCCATTTCCAGTGCGGAAGAGTACGAACGGCATGACTACGCCAAGCAGGTCAAGAAGAGCGGCCTGCTCTCGGGTGGCGGACTCGGCTTTACCATCGGGACGGAGAAACGGAAGGATCAGTATAGCGATGCTGACATTCTGCAGAAGTCGTCGACCGTGGGAAGCGTCAGTGGGAATGTGTCGATCGAATCAGGCAACAAGACGGAAATTGGCGCATCAGCCGTACTCGCAGGGAAGGACATTTCTATCACAGGCGAGAATGTACAGATTTCCAGCAAAGACAATGTGTATCATAGCGAAGAAAAGCACGAGTATAAAAAGAGCGGGCTCACTGTCTCTGCTACGGGTGGAGCAGTAGCAGTTCTGAGTGATGCTCTGGCTTATGCTCAAAAGGCATCCAGCGCTAGAGATAAACAACTGAAAGCACTTTATGGCGCAGAAGTCTACCAGACAATAGCAAAAGGGAAAGATGTCTTGAAAGATCTGTCAGGGAAAGGAATGCCCGGTGTCAGCGTGGAAATCGGCTCCAGCTCTTTTAAAGCGGAAAACCATGCCAAATCCACAGAAGCCATGGCAAGTATACTTATCGCAAACGAGAATGTGAAGGTGCAGGCCAAATCGGATATTTCTATGAAAGGTTCTCAGGCTTCCAGTCATACGATTTTCTTCCATGCAGGTGGCGGCATCATGCTCGATGCCGCAGAGGACAGGAGTACCACGGACATCGTGCACAGCAGTAAAAGCAGCCAGTTGGGGATGAATTTCATGCCTACAGGAAATAGTGTATTTGCGGAAAACAGCAAAAGCACTGGCACAGAAGCGGAAATCATAACTACGCATACCGGCAGCCAGCTGACTGCCGAAGAGAAAATTTTCATGGAAAGCGGCAAAGATACAGCCCTTCGCGGAAGCCGCGTTTCTGCGGGGCAAGTTAGCGTTCAAGCTGGTGGAAATCTTTCCATCGAGAGTTTGCAGGATACAGATACTTATCGATCGCAGAGTCATAACACTGGCAGCAACTTCAGCACAGGTACCTCTCGTGCTACTGCTCACCATGGCAAATGGATGACAGGCAAGTCTGAAGAAAATACAGATTCCCAGTATGAAAGTGTGACAGAACAGGCCGGTATTCACGCTGGTGCAAACGGATATGATATCACCGTAAAGGGCAACACAAACCTGACCGGCGGACTCATTGACAGCACTGCCGCTAAAGAAAAGAACAACCTCACGACAGGCACACTGTCTTGGTCGGATGTACAAAACAAAGCAGGGTATTCTATGGCTACCAACGGAAGACTATATGGAGCTGACTGGACACCCACAAAGACCATCCAGACAAAGCAGGGAGAGAAAACCACAGGCGGTATTCATATGCATAACAGCCCCATTCATGCACAGCCTGCCAAAGGACAGGCTGAAACGATCACACAGTCAGCACTAATCGATGGCGCTGTTTCAATCACTGACCAAGCTCATCAGAAGCAGGATATTTCCACGCTGAACCGAGATACGGAAACCAGCCTGCATCAGCTGGAAAAGATTTTCGACAAAAAGAAAATACAGGAACGGAGAGAGCTTGTCAGCGAATTTGCCAAGCTGGGCGCAGAGAAAATCGGAGACATTGCCAAAGAAAAGAACTGGGCCGAAGATGACTACAGAAGGACGCTGCTTCACGGCTTGCTGGGAGCGCTGACTGCTCAAATGTCAGGGAACAGTGCGCTCGCCGGAGGTGCTGCGGGAGCGGCCACCGAACGTCTGCAGCCTGTGCTCGACAAGCTTCTCAAAGACTATCCAGAGCTGCGGGAGGATGCGGGAAGTGTTATAGGATATGCTGTGGGGAAAGCACTCAACGATGGTAAGACAGGTGAAGCAGTGGCATGGAATGGAACGAAGTTTAATTGGCTAAGCCATGAGCAGCAGGATAAACGCAATGAACTGATTGCAGAAGCGGAAGCGCGTGGTGATGAAAACGCAGCAGAAAGCATTCGTCAGTATTATGAGCAGCTTGATTATGATCAGGATCAGTTTATAGCCAAAAGTCATTTGTTGGATAATGCAGAATACTCGGAAGAACTTGAGCAAGCTATTATTAATGGCACAGCTGAAGAACGCAAACTGCAGGAGCAGGATTACGGACATATTGTTGCAGTAGAGGCTTTGCGTTTGGCGAAGTACCAGGGACTCACTGCTTATAACTTCGGCGATGAAGACTTTGTCACACTGAATGGAAGTATTGGTGCGACACTTGGCGTTTCTGGAGGATTCATCATGGATCGTATGGGGAATGTATATTATTCTGCAGGGGCAGGTATGGTATTTGGGGTTAGTGCAGGAGTTTCAACAGGGAAATTTAAAGCAGATACTTCAAGCTGGGGACCAGATCAATTTATACGTGCAATTAGCGGGATTAGTGGATCGGGGAGTTTTAGTATTGGTCCACTTTCTTGTACAGTTACCGTTGGCACACAATATGGAGATAGAGAAATTGGTATAGGTGCAAGTTCGGGGCTGTCTGCATCTGGAGTATTTGTAGATACTGAATACATTTGCAATATAAAAAATTTGTAATGGTATGAGGTATTAAAATGACTGTGAAAACTGATGCAAAGAGTACCATCGCTTCTATTTGTATAACTGTTATTATTATTCTCTTGTGGGCAGGCTTCTATTGGGGAGAAAAATATATAGATAGAAAATATATAATGTCAAACGTTGATTTAATGATAGATGTTTATCAGTCCATACCGGATCCTTCAATGAAGTATAAAGAAGGTGTGAAAATTAAAAAAAGGTGGGTTGTGAAATATTTAGAAGCGGAAAGGTTTTATCAGGGACTCCCAACTAAAGATGGTATTGATTTTTGGACAAATTATGCCCGAAACAATGGGTGGAAAATCAAAGAGAATAATTCATGGCGTAATCAACGCGAGCAGCACATTCATTTGCAAAAAGGTAATATGAACTGGTATATTTTTCATAGGACAGGGGAAGAACGATGGAGCATGATGATTGATGTAAATGATATATTTCAAAAAATGGGGCTTTGACAGCTAATGATAGTAATCAATGATGCTCCTTGGTGGATTGCAAGGGCTAAGTGCATCCTATGGAAAAGGCGGACAGAATAGTACAGCAAAAGACACGGCGAATAAAGAAAACACCGTGTCTGCCGGGCGCACTGTCAGCATCGAGAGCGGAAAAGATACAGACATCATCGGAAGCCATGTGAAAGCAGAACAGGTCACTGCAAATGTTGCTGGAAATCTTCATATCGAGAGCGAGCAGGACGGCAAAGAATATCACGAAGAGGGGAAACAGATTGGCACCTCTCTCGGATACGATGTGGGTAGCCATCAGCTCTCTGGCTTTGGCTCTGCAGGCAAATCCAAAACGGATTCTCACTATGCCAGTGTCACCGATAAATCAAAATCAGACTTATATTGGAATCCCAAAACTGGAGATGTACATTCTGTACCTAAACGAGGCGGCGGAGAACCAGAATGGGTAGGAAATGTAAAGTATTAGAAAGGAGACTATCCAATGTTATCCAGATTTCTAAAAGAAAATATATCCGGGAATATTATAGACATAAAAATGGATGCAAGAAAAACAATCTCTTTCATAATGATTAGATATGAGATGATCTTTAATTATCTATCGGGGCAGATTATAAAGATTATTTTTAAGCAACAAGGGGTTGTTTGTGAACCTATTTATAGATGTACGTTAAATATACCTAATAAGGGAAAAGTTTCTTGGCAAATATTTTCGGATGAGAGAAATTTCCACGCCAAAAACATGGTTATTGTTATTTGGAAATGGAATAAGAAAGAAGATATTTTCAATTATCGTCGAAGGTAAGAAGTAAATAAAAAAGCCCGCCGCCCGAATCATTCGATGATATCTAGGGTGGCGGGCTTTTTTATTTTGCGAAAAAGAAATAACTGTTGCAACCATGTTGCAACCTACTTGAAAATCCGGTCCACATCAAGGGCAATTTTCGCATCATTTCCGGGAATCCACGAAGCATAAATACCTAAAGTGATAGCCGGAGAGGCATGCCCGAGGCGTTTTGTTACTTCCGCAATGGGGACACCACCGGCAAGCAGTTGGCTGGCGTGGGTATGGCGGAGTGCGTGGAAGCTACGCAGTGGGAGGATACCAAGAGCGCCTTGCACTTTTTGGAAGGCTTCGCGCTCATTGCTGGGTACGATGATAGATCCACGATTGGTGGTGAATACCAGCCCGCCGGAGGAGCGTGTCATCTCTTTCCACGTCATGAGTGCGTCATAGACTTTTGGAGGGATGGAGATTTGCCGCGTGGAGTGAGAGGTCTTTGTCATATTTTGAATGATGGGCATACCACGACCGTCTTTTGTCAGAGAGCGGCGGACGTAGATGAAAGATGGGGTGATGTCGCGCCAGTCAAGGGCGAGAATTTCGCCGATACGCATACCCGTGTATGCGGCGACAAGGATTTCCATGTGAAGGCGATGCCGCTGATGTGTGGCCGTATAATTTAGCATCGCCTTCACCTCATCAACCGTGAAGATTTGTATTTTTTTAGTTGTACGTTTTGGCCGCTCAACCGTTGTCATGGGATTCTTAACCAGAATATCCAGGGCAACGGCTTTTTTTAATGCCATATCTAATACCTGCAGGATCCTGACGATATACCCGTTAGAAATCTGGCCTTTCAGGGAGTTGGCGAGCTGCTGAATATCCAGCCCTGTAAGTTTTTGCAAGCGGATGTCAGCAATGGGGGAGAGCTTTGCCACGGCATTAAGATATCCCGTCATTGTTTGGGGGCGTACGTCGGTCTTATATGTTTTCAGATATTCCAATACCCATTGCCCTGTGCGCATGTCGGATGGGGATGCGTAGGTATTATGGCGTATGTTATACCGGTTGTCCTCGAGCCATGCTTCCGCTTCGGGAATAGAGTTGAAGCGTTTTGACACACGCTTTCCTGATGGAGCGACAAAGGATGCCACGAAGCGCTCCGTGGATGTTTCAAAGTATATAGAGCCTTTCCCATTCGCGCGTTTCATGGTTTACACCTGAGTTCGATGACAATCGCGATGATCCGCACGGGCAGGGTTTCTACTTGCATAGCCGAGTAGAAATGGGGCTGATACACATCTTCGTTGTAGGCGCGTAAAAGAATCCCATCAGGTAACTTGTTCACGATTTTGACGGTTGCTTCCGTACCAATGAGCACGATGCACATATCCCCGTCCTCGAAGTAGTCCGTTTGCTTGACAATGACGGTATCGCCCTCATATAGACGGGGCTCCATTGAGTGACCATGGATGTGCAGCCCGTAATATACGTCATCCCCCGCACCGGGACGGACGATTTCTTCCCAGCCTTCCACGTCCTGAATGGCTTCGATGGGGATACCGGCGGCAATCTGCCCCAGTACAGGGATGCGGAGCACCCTGCCTTCATTCGCTTCGTTTGAAATGGTAGTTTTTCCACTGTTTATGTATTCCATGGATACATTGTAGAAATTCGCCAGCTTTTCCAGGGCATTCTTCGGGTTGCTTGTTCCTCCTTCCCAACGAGTAACCGTTGTGCGCTTTACTCCAATGGCTTTGGCAACGTCAGATTGAGTAAGCTGTTTAGCTTCGCGAAGGGCACGTAAGCGGTTGCCAATCTCGGCAGTACGACGACCTTCGGTAGTTTCGGGTTCCTGCATAACCTTTACCTCCCATATTAAGTTACCCACAATAACTACCCGAATAATATCACGAATGAGGAGCATACGTCAAAATGTTAATTAGAGTAACATTAGATTTTTGGAAAACTGAAGTTTAAGGGTTGAATGTTAAGCATAGTAACGTTATGATGGAATCATGAAGTTAACCACGGTAACATTCAAGTAGGAGGAAACATCATGAAACTGACAAACGAAACGAGAGGAAATCTTAAAAAATGGTTACAGTGGAGAGCGGAGCAGCCTTTCCACTGGAGCAAGACTTTCCCTGAATTTGAAGTGGGCGATGGGCTTTTCAATCAATATGAAAACGGACAGTATATTGCTTTCATGACCTTGGCGGATCAGATTGATGCCTATGAAAAATTCCCAGAAGGGGATGACGTGCTGGATGCCAGCTCGACCGACTCACTGAAAGAATCTTTGCGGAAGACCATCCGCAGTGCGCTGGCCGCTGCTTGTGAGCCCAGTTACAGCCTGCACTTCCGTAACGAGCAGCGTGGCGAAGCCGCAGCCCTGGAAGAGGTCTCAAACCTTCTCGATGTGGTTGAGATGAACGGTGGATTTTAAAAAACAAGGTTCTGCGGGGCAGCCTTTCAAAAGCCCCATCCCATCCCGTTTCAAATATTTTCAAAGTAGGAGGAAATTGCAAATGAAGGAAACCCGATTCGAATACTTTTATAGAAGAGATCAGAATATCCACAAGATGTATTCTAACGAAGAGGAGGAGCTGGCCCGTTCCGAATTCGATAGATTCATTGCAGAAATATCGCGAGAAGGCAGCGTATTCTCTGACCTTTTGGAAGAGTACAAGAATGCCAAAAAGAATGGAAACAAATGGCTTCACCTCAAAGGAACGGCAAAGAAGGCTGAGGAGCAGGTCAAGCGAATGAAAGAAAGCGGCATTAAAGACTTCACCTTCCGCGGCCCGATGGAATCGTGTAAGAGATACCAGGATGCCGGATGCGTAGCGAAGGGGTTCGTCATGGTGAGAGGGGAAGAGGATCCCTTCGCAGAAGGGGGAAGAGAGGTTTTTGCCGCACTGCATTTCCACATCAAATAGGAGGCTTCTGAGGGGTCCGAGCCTATCGGCCCCTATCCATTCCGTTCCCAGTCGTAGAAATGCGTGAGGAGGTGAGACAATGAGAAAACTAAGAGAATATCGAAAAAAGGCAGGGCTAACGCAACAGCAGTTAGCCGAGGCTCTTGAGGTATCAAGGCCGGCTATTGCCAGATGGGAGAACGAAGATCTTTATCCTGCAGCGAAGGTTATTGTACGTATCGCAGAATTGTTAAAATGTGATGTTCGTTTTTTAATGCCCTAAAATGTTAAGTAGCGTAACGGTATGAGTAGGAGGTTACGAATATGGCGGAGTGGGCGAGTGCCATCGACTATGCGCAGGCGGTCGGGTTGCCGGTAAAGACGATCCGGAGATTTTGCCGCCGCGGAGTGCTCCCGCATGTTCAAGTGGGGCGGATTTACAAAGTGAATGTAGTGGAGGCCGACAAGGTCTTAGTAGAAATGGCCACTGCGAAGCCGGTCACGTACATCGGGTTCCAGGAATCCTTGCGAGAGTTCCAAAGAGAGGTGAAGGCGAAATGCGGCGGAAATATGTAGAGGTCGATAGTGTTCATCGCATGATGAGAGATCGAGACGCAGAGCAGCCGATCAGAAAAGGCGCCCCAAGAAGGCATGGGAATGGCGCCGGATGGCTGAAAGTCATCCTGTACACGCCGATCGTCCTCATTGGCGTGTACTCGATGATCGGTATTGGTTTGATTCTTGGAGGTTAAGAAAATGAAAAGATTCCTGAATATAGATTTTGAAAAATTCTGCAAGAACATTGCAAAAAAAACTGAGGCATACGCAGGTACTGCCGACGTAGCGGGGTTCTTGGGAGATTACCCCGTGCTGCTTTCAGTGAGTATGTTCAAAGAGCACAGCCGCGTACTGCTCGAATACTGCTCGGCAGACAATGATGATGATCACGATGCGGCATGGGTGAAGGTGCACAACTTTGAAAGCGGAACGTACGTCAAATCATTCTATCTTTCGGATCCAGAAGGAGCAGCAGATTTTATTATTAGCCATTCGAAAATGGCATTGGCGTGAGTTTAGGAGGAGAAAAACATGGACGAATTGCAGATCATTTCAGATATGCTCACAGTTGTTGCGGATGGAAAGGGTCGTCTGTATTCGAGCGTGAAAGGCTCGCGTGCTGCCATCCTGATTGTATGGGAAATCTTGACCAGTGCCATCTTGGATGATGACCAGAACCAGCTCGGAGCAGATATGCTCAAATCCTTTATTGAGTCTTGCAGCAGCAGCGAAGAGCGCAAGCACATGATTACTTCCCTGTATGCCGTATATGTGGCAAGCAAGGGGAGGGATAGCGTCGTCGCTGACATGCTGGCGAAAGCCATTGGAGGTGTGCGCTGATGGAGTGGAATGGTGAAAACCCCATGGTGCTCGGTATCGGGTATTTCGATGAAGATGCAGCCCAGCGCAGAGCAGAGCGCGAGGAGTATGAGATGGACCACGCAGATGATGCGTGGGATGACTGGGTAGGAGATGAAGATGATGAGGGATGATATTTTTATCTGTACCTGCAAGATGTGCGGCAAAGAGTTTATCGCGTCTCGTCCCAATACACAGTTCTGCGGAAAGGTGTGCTACAACTCTTACCGCGATTTCCAGCGAAAGCTCCTGAGACACCCTGTCGAAAATGTAGACGCATGGCGGTATCACATGACGTATTTTCTTCGGCTGGCATTGAATCACGCGAAAGACTCTGTGTGCGTGTTTGCGTTGCTTCCGTCGTACAAGTGGGATTTCATGCTGACAATGACGATGCAGCACTATGGCTTCATGGGTGGGGCTACCCGAGCAGAGAAGCTGATGGTAAAGAACATGAAAGCAGCTGCCGAAAGGCTGATGAGCTTGCCGTGGAATACCATGACTTACGAGGCTAAAGATGTATTAAGACAGGTCAAGAACGTTGCGTATCAGCAGAAAATGAGTTTTGCAAAGAAGGGGGATCATGATGGAAACGTTGCCTGAAATCATTCCCGTGAGGCCGGTTATCACGAAGGATGAGCTGAATTTTGACTGGAATCAGGAAGAGGTCAAAGCGTACCTCAAAGCAGTCACGGAAAAGTACGTTGGACTGGTGGTGACTGCTGAAAATCTGCCGGACATGGAGAAAGCACGTCGCGAGGTAGTGCGTTTCCGCACGGCAATTACAAAGTTCAAGGCTGATGGGAAGCGCCGGCTGAAAGTGCCTGCTGATCAATTCGCCGCCCAGTGCGATGAATTGATCGCCGTGGTGAAGGATGTGGAAGAACCCATCGCGATGCAGCTCTCGAAGTACGAAGAAGAGCGCAAGCAGAAACTCACGGAAAGTATTACCCGTGAATATCAGGCGAAGGCGTCCGCCATGGGGCTTGATATGGAACATTGGCAGCTCGACATGGACGCGCGTTGGTTCAATAAGACGGCCAAATGGAGTGACACCTGCAATGCCATTGATGAAATGATCCGTGGGCAGGTTGCACAGCAAAAAGCAATCGAGGCGGCAGAGCAGCTCCGAGCAACAAAAATCGAGTACTCCAAGGCAAGCGTTGAGCTGGCGAATCAGAAGTACAAACTGGAGACCCCGCTTGCGTGGGAAGAGGTTTTCCCAGACATTGAGGAATACGGGTGCATCGGTGCGAATCCACTGGAAGACGTCACCATGGAGGAGATCAAGGCGAAGGCGGATGCAGCGGGGAGAGCCCGTTGCGCAGTGGAGCATGCAGCTCGCGTCAAGGAGGCGGAAGTCTCAGCCAACGCCCCTGATGAGCCACAGGAGGCGTCCGAGCTGAGCGAGGGTGAAATCATCCATGAGGAGCCAGCAAACGCCACAGAGAGCGCCACGCGCGTTTCTGCGGCGAGAGAAGAGCCGCCTTCTGATACAGATCTGCCGGATACTTATCTTGATATCACCATCCACTTTACGGCGGCAAAAGCCTACGAAAAGGATGTAAGGGGATACCTCCAGTGGCTGGAGAGCGACCTTTCTCAGAGAGCAGCCTTTCCCACCATCACCATCGAGGAGAAGCCTCGGAAGAAGTTTTCTTTAGATTAGAAAGGGAGTGTGAAGAATGAAAGAGATCCCACTTTTGAAGGCGTCCGATATCGAAGCACGGGTGCAAAGTGTATTTAATAACCAAAACGGAACGTCCGCTATGCTGCTCTTGTACAAGTCCGCCCGTACTGACATGCGGATCCTTGATGAAGTATTCGGACCGATGAACTGGCGGCGCAGCCACGAGGTCATTAACGGCGCTATGTTTTGCACCATTTCCGTCTGGGACGACGACAAGAAGGAATGGGTGGCAAAGCAGGATGTGGGCGTACCGTCTAATCGCGATTCCAGGAAAGGCGAGGCTTCTGATTCATTCAAGCGGGCTGGTTTTAACTGGGGCATTGGGCGCGAGTTATATGACGCACCGACCGTTTTCATCCAGCTTGAACAGTACGAAGTAATGAATGGCAAGGTGAAGTCGTCTGTGCGGTTCACGGTGGCAGATGTGGAATACGACCGGAAGAAGCACAAGTTTACACGGCTTGTGATTGTCGACAAGAACGGGCAGATTCGTTTCCAGATTGGAAACGCGGAAACGCAGCAGGCAGCACCACCCGTGCCACCAAAGGCAGGCTGGGCTACTACACCCTCCACCGACTTAGCCAGATTAGGCACAAATCTCCGTGGGCGGCTTTCCAAAATGGGGATCGATCCGGAAGAGTTTGCCTTGTATGCTTACCACACGTCATTCGCAGAGATACCGCCAGACAGGCTTGAAAACCTGTCTAGCAATTTTGATAGCTGTGTCAGTTATTTTCGGCGGAATGCGAAATGAAAGCCATCATCAAAGGGTTTGACTATCGGTTCAAGGATACACGGGACGCCTATCTCCTCATCACGGTTGACAAGCGATGCCTGGCAGACATGCCGGACATCAAGAAGCCCATGGAAATCACCATCAAGGCGAAGAGAAAGCAGCGCAGCCTGTCCGCGAATGCCTATTGCTGGGTGCTTTGTGGGAAGGTGGCTGCAAAAATCGGAAATGGGATGCGGAGTGTGGACGTCTACCGCACAGCCATTCAGAGGGCGGCAGACGATACGATGTGGATCCCCGCTCGCGTCCCCAGAGGAAGAGCAGACGAAATGAAAGAGCGGTGGGAGCGCAATGGAGAAGGGTGGCTCGCCATTGCGCTGAATAGCGGGTATGAATCATATACCGAATTCCGGCTGTTTCAGGGCTCGTCGACTTATGATACCCGGCAGATGGGGCGGCTGATTGACGAGCTGATTTCTGAAGCCGAAAACCTTGGTATAGATGCCCTGACACCAGGCGAGAAAGCGAGGATGATGAGCGAATGGTAGAAGCGAGAAGGCATAAGCCATTTCGATTGAGTGACAAGGCCTACAGAAAGCTTTGCATGCTGGTGGCTGAAAGAGATGAGGGGTGCGTTATCTGTGGCAATCCTGCCGTGGAACATCACCATATCGTTTTCAGATCCGAGGGTGGAGAGGACCGGCTGGAGAACCTTATCGCCCTGTGCCATGAGCACCACCAACTTTGTGCCCATGGGTTAGACAAGCACTATTGGCAGCAGGATTTTCTGGCCATGATGAAGCTGCCGGAGGCGAAGGGGTTCGCCAAAAAGCACAGCAAGCAGCTGGCAAAGATCTACGCACACGAGAGGAGGTGAGGACATGGAGAAAAGGTATTTCTGGATCAAGCTCAAGGAAGATTTCTTCGATAGCGAGCAGATGGATTTTATTCATGACATGCCGAACGGGGCGGAATACATTTACATTTACCTTCGTTTGTGCCTGCGGTTTGCCAACAATGACGGCATCGTAGAACGGCGAATCGGGCCGGACGTACGACTTTCGTATGATATGCAGAAGTTGGCTGAGATTGTTCATAGCACTCCGGACTCGGTCGTTGTAGCGATACAGGTATTCAAGCAAATTGGGCTCGTAGAAGAGATTCATAACGGCGCGTTTATCATTCCCGGCATTAGGGACATGGTGGGAAGCGAAAGCCCATCGGCTAAAAGAATGAGAAAACTTCGAGCAAAGGCGGCTGCACCGCAAATATCGAGCGCGTCACATTGTGACGCAGATGTGACGCTTAAAGTGACGACAGAGAATAGAGATAAGAGATTAGATACTAGAGATAAGAGTATAGATAAAGACATAGAGAAAAAGAGTCGAAAGAGACGGTTTTCTGTGGTAGATGCCATTGACGGCTTGCCTTTTGGGGATGCTCTTAAGGCGTCTCTCAAGGCATGGGCCGTCATGCGAAAGGAAGACCTTAAAGCCCCTGTTTCTGAGAAGGCGTTGTGGCTTGGTATTTCCAAGCTTCAGAAACTTTGCGGAGCCAATGAAGAGGCGATGGTCGATGTGGTGGATCAGTCTACTTTCAACGACTGGAAAGGATTCTTCCCGCTAAAAGGGGACCGGAGGCTGCCCGCCATGCAGGACCGGCGGGCGCAGATGAAGCAGGCTGTGGAGAAGGGGGGATGGTAAGGTGGACGCAGCAGCGCAGAAGGTAATTTCGGATTTTGTTGCCATGAGTGCCCAGTTATCAGGGGCGACCGAGCCACAGCAGCAGGGCAATCTGCTGAAAGCGATGCAGAAGGCGGGGATACCTAAACGGTACTACGGATGCAGCTTCGAGGCGCTTTCCAAGGGGGGATGCCCGGAGGATGTGCGGCCCATGGCAATGGAGGCGTACAAATATGCCTCGCATATCAAGGCGAATGCAGCCGTCGGGAAAGGCCTTCTCTTCTTTGGAGAGGTTGGCCGAATGAAAACGACGCTTGCGGTGTGCATTGCCTGTGAGGCTTTGCGGCAGGGGCTTGGCGTGTATTTCATCTCGATGCCGGAGTTGCTCGACACAATGATTTCCATGAGCCGCAACCGAGACAATTCCGAGCTTCGGAAGTTCGAAGAGCGCATCAAGAATGTCACTCTCTTGATACTGGATGATTTCGGCGCGGAATATCCCAGAGACTGGGTGCTGAACAAAGTAGATGCCATTATTACGAATCGGTACAACAACATGAAGCCCGTGATCATCACGACAAACATGCTGCCGAATGAAATTAAAGAGCGGTACGTCCAAAGGGTGTACGACAGGCTCCGGAGTACGAGCAAGATTCTGGGGACGTATGGAGACAGCCTGCGGAAGGCCGCGGATTGATAGGAGGAATAACGAAATGGTCATCATTCAGACTGAGGATGGATCCATCGTAAGAGACCCGAAGGAAATTTACATTGACAAAGACCTTGATGGAAAGTATTTCCTGTTTGCGGACTTGTCTGACTCGGATCGTGTGAAGCCCGTCAAGCTGACAGCGGCAGAGCATGAATACGAAGAGGAAAGGCTGGGCTGCATCCTCGACGCCCTGTACGATCTGCTGGCCGATCCGGAAGAATTGGGCCGTGTTACCCTGAGGGCTGGAGTGCTGTTTGTCCGTATGGCGGATGTTATCGAGCATGCAGGCCTTGGGCAGGAATAGGAGGAGAAGAAAATGAATGATTGTGAATTTATTGGAAACCTGACAAAAGATCCCGTGCTTAGAAACACGAAGACTGGGAAAGCGGTAGCCGCTTTTTCCATCGCGACGAATCGAGACTATGTGACACCGCAGGGGGAAAAGAAGCAGCTTACTGACTACGTGAATGTAGTGGCATGGGGAGAGCTGGCAAGCGCTGTATCGCAGTATCTCCAGAAGGGGAAGCGCGTGCTCGTCCAGGGACGGCAGTCAACCCGGTCGTATGATGACCCGCAGGGGCAGAAAAGATGGGTGACGGAAATCATTGCGCGCATCATCGCTCTGCCGCTTCCTACGCATGCGCAGAACCAGCAGGCACAGCAGGGCGGCCAGCAGTGGGGATGGGGAAATGGGCAGCAGAATAGCTACAGCCAGCCACCGCAGGGCAATAATTATGGGCAGCCGTGCCAGCAAGGACAGCTTAGCCAGGTGAGCCCGTACCAGCCGCAGGGGAATGGATACCCGCAGCAGGGAGAAGCACCCCATGGGAATAGCACTGACTGGTGGGGACAGTTTGGGCATGCTGTGCCGCAGGGATCGGGCGATGGGAAAGATGAGGATATCCCGTTTTAGGAGGTAAAATGAGCGAATTTTCAGAAGTGGTTATTTATCTGGCTATGCTTGTAGTGGTGGGGCTGCTGGTGTATGTGCAGTACGAAATCGAGAAGATGAGGTTTGACCTGTTCTGCATGGATCTGAGGGTCAAAGCTTTAAACGAGGACTTGCAGCGCGTGGTAGCACGAGTGGATAGGGAGGGAAGAGCATGGCAAAAGATGGAATGAAGCGTTCGGCATATTGCCAGGGGGATCCCGTATTCAACGAAGTATGGGGGAAGTGGAGAAAGGAGGAGCGACGAGCAAGAGAGGAAGCCCGTGCCATGATGCCTATCCGGGTAATGGGCATTGTGAGGCTTCTGGTCAAGCGAGCAGGATACAAGCTGATTTCAGATATTGAAATTCTGGATGAGCGGACGGGAAATCGTTACAAGTCCGTTACCAGAAACAAAGGAGGCAGCCAATGAACAATGGCATTTACTTCTGCATCGGGCTTGGTGTAGGGAGCGTGATTACGATGGCGGCATTCGTCATCACTATCTGGGTAGTGCTTTTCTGGAGGAAATGGAAATGAAGTGGTTTTGCTTCATGGTTCCGGGGAAGCCACAGGGGAAAGGGCGGCCCCGATTTTCTCGGAAGAGCGGGACTGCCTACACTCCCAGTAAGACAAGGGACTACGAGAGATTCATCGCGAGCTGTTTTTACAAGTTCGGTGGGGTGAAAGTAGTAGGGCGCGTAGTGGTGGAGATCATTGCGGTCTTCCCCGTCCCGAAGTCTTGGTCAATTGGAAAGAAGACAGATGCCGTTTGCGGGAATGTTTCGCCCGGCAAACCAGACATAGACAACATACAGAAGGCCGTCCTAGACGGGCTGAATGGCGTGGCTTATGACGATGATTCACAGGTGGTAGATGTTCACTGCCGAAAAGTTTATACCGATGAAAGTGGATTGATTGCGGGGGTTTACATCAGACTGACACCCGTTATGGATGAATGGAGGATTCCGGAATGGTTATTAGTACAGTGAGAACAGGAAAAACAAAAATGGTTGCGTATCTGGATGGGAAAGATCTCAAGACTATCCAGTCGAAAGATGAACCGGCATACGAATTCAATGATGCATGGGACAATCTGGCACTAGATATCAAAATGGCGCTCGCAACCCAGCTTGGCGTGAAGGATGCCAATCTTAGCGGATTCACGCAGGATCACAAAATGGAATTTGCGAAGATCCATTACGAATACAGTGACGATGAGGAGACACCGTTTAGCTATGATGTATGGGGACACCATAGCATTATAGGGACGGATTACGATACAGACATCAAGCTGCATTTCCAGTTTGGAGAAAAGGGCGCGCCGGACAAGGCAGCCCTTGACATTCGAGAGGAGGCGAGGAAGTACGTGGCGAAGTATAGAGGGCAGACAAGCCTGTTTGAAGATATGGATCAGGAAGAAAATGGAGGAGATAAGGATGAAGGTTAAAATCGATATCAAAGACAAAAGGCTGCTTACTATGAAAGAGTTCTGCGCATATACTTCATTTGGCCCGAGCACGGCCCTCTTCTTTGCGACTTCGCATAAGTTGTGCCGCAAGATTGGGAATCGCTGGATGGTGGACAGGGTGAAGGCCGACCGCGTACTCGATCATCTGTATGGGGGCGAAGTATGAATGTGCGGAAATTGTTGCATCAGGTGTATAACGAAATTTCTTGCATCGAGGAGCTTCGTAAGGAGCGCGCTACGTTAATAGAAGATACTGCTGGAGGGAAAGCGATACAAATTGAGGTGGAGAAAGTGTGCGGGGGGCGACAGTCTGACTTGTCAGAAGTGTTAGAGCGCATTGAAGACCTGGCTGTGCGAATAGATGCAGTCATCGGAATACGGCTCGAGCGTGTCATGAAGCTCCGAGAAGAGGCGTATAGAATCCTTGAACGAATTCCGGAAAGTCCCGGGAAAATGGCCGCGCAAGAGCACTACCTTTACCATGTGCCGTGGGAGGAGCTAAGCGGGAGAAAGTACTACGCCACTGGCTACCTCAAAAGGGCGAGCGGAGAGTGTATCACAGAGCTTCAGAAAATCTGTGACGCAGAAATGTGATACTATCCATGTGTTCATTGGATATTCACCGGCGGTAAAATAGCTTCTGCGGGAGAGGTTACTTTTTATCGTGTCGAAATGTGCTAAAATGCTAGTATGAGATGTTGATGAAGGGACCTGCATTCCCAGAGATATCTCCTCCTACTTGTCAGGGGAAGACCCCACAACCACCCCCCTGGCATAGATTATTCCGAGAGCACTCATCGAAAGATGGGTGCTTTTTCGTGTGCAAATACCGGAGCGCATTTTCATGGAAATCGTAGATTTAAAGACTAGTGACATCATCCCTTATGAAAATAACCCGAGGATCAATGACAAGGCGGTCAAGGGCGTCATGAACAGTATTCGAGACTTCGGATTCAAAAGTCCGATTATTGTTGATGCGAATCACGTCATCATTTGCGGGCACACCCGACTGAAGGCAGCCAAGAAGATTGGGCTTGAGACTTGCCCTTGCATCGTAGCAGCTGACCTTACGCCGGAGCAAGTGAAGGCACTCCGCCTCGCCGACAATAAAGTGGCGGAGAAAGCGGAGTGGGATGACGAAGCGCTTGCTGAAGAGCTGAATGGCATTCTTAACATTGATATGAGTGATTTTGGGTTTCTGGAGGAGGACATCAAGAATGATCCTGCAGAAAAATATACGCAAAAAGTCAATGTGCCGCAGTATGAAATTACAGGTGCTGAGCCGGAGATTTCCGACTGTGTAGACAGAGCGAAGTACGATGCCCTCGTGGAAGAAATCAATGGGGCGGATATTCCAGAGGATGAGAAAGAGTTCTTGAGGCTGGCAGCCTCTAGGCACATCGTCTTCAACTACAAGAACATTGCAGAACGGTATGCCCATGCAGACAAGGCCGTGCAGGAGCTCATGGAGAGGTCTGCCCTTGTCATCATTGACTATGATAATGCGTTAGCTAATGGTTACGTGAGATTAAGCAAGAGCTTGGAGGATATAGTCAATAATGACGAATAGAGAGCCGCAGCCGCAGGGGATGAGGCACAAGAAGTTTGCCGTTTTTATCCTGTCAAATGGCCGTGCGAATAATGTCATCACAGTCAAGACCTTGCGAAAATATGGATACACTGGTGACATCAAGATTATCTGTGACAACCTCGACCCACAACTTCCCGAATACCAAAAAAATTATCCTGGCATGGTGGAAGTGTTTGATAAACCTGCCTACGCAAAAAAGATTGACACAGGGATCAACAATGACAAAGAAATGCGGGCAATAGTTTATGCCCGCAATGCGAGCTATGACATTGCGGATCGGCTGGGCTTGACTCACTTTATGCAGTGTGATGATGACTATGCCTATTTTGGCTACAGGGAAGAAAAAGATGGAGTGCTGTACACGAGGGAGCACTATCATCTGGATGAAAGCTTTGATGCGATGATGGATTTTTTGGATACTACACCAGCGATGACCATTGCCTTTGCGCAGGGAGGGGACTATATCGGTGGGGCAGGGAACCCGTTTTTCTATAAAGGGCTCACGAGAAAGTGTATGAATTCTTTCTTCTGCCGAACGGATCGGCGTGTGCACTTTGTAGGGAAGCAGAACGAAGATGTTTCGACATACGTGACACTTGGCAGCCGCGGGGGATTGCTGTTTACGTACACCAAGCATTATATCCGGCCAATGGCGACGCAGCAGCAGCCCGGAGGCATGACAGAAGCATATAAGGAAAGCGGCGGCTACATTAAGCCATTTTTGAGTGTGGTCTTTGCTCCGAACTGTATCAAGGTATCCTATTTGAATTCCGGTCATGGACGCATCCATCATCATATTTTATGGGGGGGTGCGGTGCCGATGATTATTAACGAGAGGTGGAAAAAGTGATTAGTAGTGGGAAGGTGCTGGCTAATCTGGACAGTATACGAAACGGGACACCCGTGACGGCAGACATTTTCTTGACCAATTATTGTAATAACCACTGCCAATACTGCGCTTATGGCCGGTGGAAAGAGCTCAAGAAGACTCCGAGATATATGAGAGCGGAAGATTTCAAGCTGTACCTGATCCGCTTGAAAGAGATTGGAGTTAAAGGAATTATCCTGACTGGTGGAGGCGAGCCCACTGTAAATCCAGACTTTGGTGAAATCACGGCGTTCTTAGAAGAGCATAATTTCCCCTACGGGATTAACACCAATTTCAATCGGCTGGAACTGATTCGGCCTGTGTATCTCAAAATCAGCCTTGATGGAGCCTGCCGCGGGGAATACCGAAAGATTCGTGGCGTAGACGCATGGGAGAAGGTAATGGAGAATATCAAGGCTTACGGATGGTGGAAGAGGAAAAATAAAGTCCAGACGAAAGTCGGGATACAGTGTGTAGCCGACAGTGTAGGCGCTGTCGTGAGGTTCTACAAGGCCTATCAGGGGCTGGATGTGGACTACATGGTATTCCGTCCAATCGAAAGCACACTTGGAAAATACAAGTGGAAGGAAGACCCGAGAAAGATCATCGAGTTTCTACAAAAACTTTCCCGCGAGGATCCTCGCGTAGTGATGAATTACAAATGGGATGAACTGCATACACGGTTTACCTCATGTGCCGCCAGCATGGCTCAGATCGCCATAGATGAGACAGGGCACGTCATGTACTGCTGCCACAAACCGTATGAGATTGTAGGGCACATTCTCGATAGGGATATTCTCGAGAAGAAGAAGGCCTTTCATACTGACATGAGCATGTGTGATATTCCGTGTCGAATGACGGGGCCGAATAAAATAATGGACGAAATGCGGAGACCGTGTGCGGACTCCATGTTCATTTAGAGGGAGGGAGAGGCATGGCAGAAGAAGAGACCAAAACGAAGAGCAAGGGCGGCAGGCCTAAAAAGTACATAGACAAGCAGCTGTTTGAACAGCTATGCGGGCTACAGTGCACACTTGAGGAAATGGAGGCGTTCTTCAGCTGTGACCACAAGACCATTGCTAGATGGTGCAGGGAGACATACGAAGGCAAGCGATTTTCCCAAGTTTTCCGAGAAAAGCGACAAATTGGTAAGATTTCCCTTAGGAGGAAGCAGCTGAGGCTGGCAGAACGGAGCGCGGCCATGGCGATCTTCCTCGGGAAGAATTATCTAGGGCAGAAGGACGAGCCAGAGGAAGCTGCGAGCGTGGAAGATGCAGTCTCCATCGTGGATGATGTACCGACTATGGAGGTAAAGAGCCATGCGGACGAGTATTAAGCAGCTCATAGCCCCTGTATTTTGGAAGATGCACCAACAAATCAAGAACCATGAGTATACGCATTATTGGTTACCGGGTGGACGAGGTGGCACCAAGTCCTCCTTTATTTCTGTAGAAATCATTCTGGGATTGATGCGAACGCCTGGAGTTCATGCTATTGCATTGCGAAAGGTAGGAGCAACGCTTCGTGAATCAGTATTCGCGCAGCTCGAGTGGGCTATTAACATGCTGGGCGTGGCAAAGTATTGGGATATCAAAGTATCCCCATTGTCTATGACATACAGACCATACGGCAACAAGGTAATATTTCGAGGGCTGGACGATGTGGAAAAGCTGAAATCCGTCAAGATCCCAAAGGGATATTTAGCTTATGGATGGTTCGAAGAGTTATCCGAATTTTCTTCCATGGACGAAATCAACAATGCTTTGCAGTCAATCATGCGTGGGGGTTCCGATTTTTGGGAGTTTTACAGCTATAACCCGCCCGAGTCTATCAATAACTGGGTAAATTCAGAGTGCGTGATTCCGAAGGCGAATAGAGTAGTCCAAAAGTCGTGCTATCTGGATGTGCCGCGAGAATGGATAGGGGAGCCGTTCTTCCTCGAAGCAGAGGATATGAAAGAGCGGCACCCCGACAAGTGGAAATGGCAGTATATGGGCGTGCCTATCGGCACAGGCGGTGAGATTTTCCGCAACGTCAAAGCACTTTCCATGACGGATGAGATGATTTCCCAGTTTGACCGGATCCATGCAGGACTTGACTGGGGTTGGTCGATTGACCCATTAGCCTACGTCGAATTCCAGTTCGACAAGGCGAGAAAGACAATCTACATATACCACGAGAAGTACGGCCTCCATATCAACAATGACATGATAGGCCGTTATATTTTGGGGCGGCACCTGCCTTGCCCCGTCATCTGTGATAGTGCGGACTTGCGCTCTATCAATGCTATCCGAGAGATGGGTGTGCGGGCCATACCGTGCGTAAAGGGGCCAAACTCCGTGAGAACTACGACACAATACCTCACCGATGATATAGACACCATTTATATTGACCCGAAGAGATGCCCACACACTTACAAAGAGTTCACTGGTTATGCACTGGAGCCGGATAAGCATGGGGGATTCAAGGCAGACTATCCCGATAAAAATAACCATTGCATCGATGCCGTGAGATATGGCACAGGCGAACGGCATATCAAGGCAAAGCGTTCGAATATTTACTAAGGGGGGACTATGGCAGATTTACAAGGCCAGTTGCTAATCAACCTGCCCGGAGACGACGAATACATGACGATCCATGATGCCTATTATGGGACCGGATTATTCATGCAGGGGCGGGGGCTTATCCAGCACCCGAGAGAGTCGGTAGAGAATTTCACGAACCGCAAGAAGCTGGCGTACTACTGGAACTACACGGGCCCTATCGTCAATGCGATGGTAGACCCGATTTTCAAAGACGAAGTGCGCCGGGAATACCGAAATTCTGAAATGTTCAATGGGTTCCTCGAAGATTGTGACCGAGCGGGGACAAGTTACCAGGACTTCTGCAAAAGCGCAGCGCTCATAGCAAAATTGTACGGAGCGGCCTATATTGTCGTAGACAATTCGGATGAAATGGAAGGGACGCTTTCCGCTGCGGTGCGAAATCGGCACTTCCCCTTCTTGAAGGTCGTATCCCCGATGCAGATCAGGGACTGGAAGATAGATGACTATGGCCGCCTGACCATGTTTCAGTATGAGGAGCGTATTCGCAGCGGGGCATACACAGAGACGTCCCGCACTCACACATGGACGGCGGCGGAGTGGTCAATCACCAGCGGGGCTGGAAGCAAGGAAACCGGTGTGAACCCGCTTGGGGTGGTCCCTGTGGTGCAGTGGCTCGCACGAAACACCGACAAGCGGATCATAAAGCCGCCGTCTGAATACGTTTCTGTGGTGCAGACTAACTACTTCCTGTATCAGCTTTGCTCGTGGCATGCCCAGATTCTGAGGGATCAGGCGTTCAACATCCTGACCATCCCAGACCCCGGGACGGATGATATCACCATCGGGACGAACAACGTCCTTGCTTATCCGCCGGAGAGCACGCACACGCCGACATTCATCGCACCGGCAGCAGCCCCGGCGGACATGCTGACGGGGCAAATGGACCGATGCGTGAAAGAGATGTTCCGCATGAGCGGGCTCGAGTCAATCCTCGGGGCAAGCACCAGCGACAATAAGTCGGGCGTATCCAAAGAATGGGACTTTGAAAAGACCAATAAGCGCATTGCTGATTTTGCGGTGCGCTGCGAGAACGCAGACAAGGCCATTATCAGGCTGTATGAGGCATGGTCGGGGGAAAACACCGGCTACAAGGTGGAATACCCGCGTGATTTCAAGATCTCCGATGTATCGGACGGCCTTGCCAATGCACAGGCAGCGATCGACCTTGGCTTTGACTCCATCGCATACAAGCAGGAAGTCTTGAAGAAGGTGCTGGCAGCATACATGCCGAACCTGGCACCGGATGTATATGACACCATTCTGAAGGAAATGAAGGCAGCGGCAGAGAGAGCCGCGCAGGATGCAGCATACGGAGTAGATGATGACACCAAAGGCGGAGAAGGAGCTGGCGGAGTTCCAAAGGGAGATCAGAGAGAACCTGAACAAGACGGAACGGCGAATGACGCCGCTGGAGGCGGTGCGTAGCGCCTACAAGAAACACCCCGTCATGGAAGTCATGCGAGATGAGCTGGTGGATGAGCTGGTGGCAGAAGCCCAGAGGGGCGGAGCTGCTGACGTCGAGAAGAAAAAGCTGAAGGCAGCCATGGCAAAAGCGTGGGCTGGGGATGGTTTAACGCTTTCCGAGCGCACCACCCATGGCCGCCGGTGGGTCGTGGAGCAGACGACAAAGACCATCGAAGCAGCCATCAAGAAGGGCGGCAGCGTCATGACGCTTGCTAAGGAGCTTTTTGATGGATACGGCCATGATCACGTCATCCCGAAACAGGAAATCCCGGAATTCATGGGAAAGCTCGTCGCTCTGTCTAAAGACTATCAAGGGAACACGTTCAAACGCGCTCTGCGCGATGCGCAAAGGAACATCGATAAATTATCCACGCAGGGGCTCAAGGCGGCCTACAAGGGCATAATCGACGCTATTTCAAAGGGCAATGAGGAGATGGTAGATAAAGCCATTTACGTGGCTACCCAAGAGAAAGCCCGATACTTCGCGGAACGAATCGCCCGTACCGAGAAGGCAAGAGCCTACGCGGACGGGGTGATGTATCAGTATGCCAATGATCCCGACTGCATCGCCTTCAAGTGGAAGCTGTCGAGCCGCCATCCATGCGATGACATTTGTGACCTGTACGCTCATGCTGATTTGTGGAGCATGGGGGAAGGCATTTTCCCGAAAGATAAAGTACCATCCCTGCCAGTTCATCCGAATTGTATGTGCCGATTGGTTCCAGTGTTCAAGGGTTCAAGCAGATTGAAGAGTGAGACACCAAAAGACCGAATTCTTGATGGTGGTATGGAATATATCAAGAGCCTTAGCAAGCCACACCGTACTTCATTACTAGGTGAAAATGGAGCGAAAAACGTAGATAAAGGCGGTGATTGGAGAAAGTACATTAAAGGGTTCTTTTCCAAAATAATGACTTGTCGTATTCCTCATGATATAATTCAAGAGAGCAAGATTACGAAGGCATTTAAAGATGCTGGCGTTAGTTGTGATTTTTCCGCTATACCAAGAGGAATTCGTGTAGCGATGGAGCAAGAAGCCGTAGATGTGCTGCAGGGCAACCCTAAATTTGCTGAATATGTCAAAGCGCATGGTCTGAATTTAAAGGCTAAACCTTTAAGTGGAGCGTGTGGAGCCACTTCATATTATTTCCGAGGTGGGGAGAGCATTGATATTTCTATAGATGAAAATTCATTCCAAGACAAGGCAGTAATCAAGAAGGCTGTAGATAGACAAGCTAAAAGCAATTTCAAAATGCCAGCTAGTGAAAATGAAGCATTGCATTATACAATGAGCCATGAGCTAGGGCATGCTATTGAAACGGTTGCGGTTTATGGCCGTATTGCAGGTGTAAGTGACTACGATGTGAAGTCTGCATATCTTAAAGAAACAGGAAAGATTAAGAGGGAAATCATTAAGATTGCTAGGACGATTGATTCAAATGTTACAAACAGAACCTACAAAAATTGGCTTTCTGATTATGGACAGGAAAGCCCACGAGAGTTTTTTGCTGAATGTCATGCAAATATGCGTTGTGGGAGCCCTAATGTGTTAGGGAAGGCTTTAGAAGAATGGTTGAGGAGGTGGAATAATGGAGAAAAGACAGATGTGCGGTGACAGAAAGATGCCGTATTTTTTAACTAATCCTAAATGGTATTATCGAGATAAATATGGCGGACTGAGGCTTGCAAAGGACGCACCGCCTGAAGCTAGAAAGAGTTATGAAGAGTTCTTCAAAGACCCAGAACCAGACGAAAATGGTCGCGTCACAGAATATTAAGCATCCGAAAGGGTGCTTTTTTATTGCCTTTCCAAAGGGACGGGAGCCCTGCCGCAGGCGTTAAAGAACGGCCTTTTTTATTGGGATAGAAGCCCAAAGAGTGAAGAACACAGGAGGTTCTTATTATGACATTAGCAGAAGTGTACGAAGCATTAGGAAAGCAGGACGGCGGCGAAGCCATGGCATCGACCATCAAGGCAGAGATCAGCAAAATCAATGCGGAGGCAGCCAAGCAGCGCACAGCTAAAAATGCGTCTGATGCAAAGATCACCGAACTCGAAGCGAAGGTGCAGGAGCTGACGGAAAAGGGTACAGGAGACCAGACGGCCGTCGAGAAGATGCAGAAGCAGCTGGACGAGCTGACGAAGAAATATGATGCCGCAGAAAAGGCCCGCGGGGAAGAACACGCGAAAAGGGTACATGCGGACATCACGCAGCAGACTGTAGCAGCCCTCACAAAAGGGAATGCAGCCAGCCCGGCAGAAATCGCGAAGATTCTCATCCCGAGCATTGCAGCTGAGGAGGATGGTTCGTATAAGTTCACGAATGCTAAAGGCGAGAAGGTATCCATCGAAGACGGCACCGCGGCATGGCTCAAGGATAATTCCTGGGCAGTGAAGAACAACCAGAACGCCGGAAGCGGTGGCGGTAAAGGTGGCAATGGTGGGCAGGGGAGCGGCACCAACGGTGGCAACGTGACCTTGGCGAGCGCTATTGCTGCCCATTTAAACAACAATTAGGAGAGATGACAAATGGCAGTAACACTTGAACAGGCAAAACTTAACACGCAGGATATGCTGGTGAAGGGAACCATTGACGAGTTCCAGAAATCTAACTATCTGCTGAACAATCTGACATTCGCGGACGTGGTATCCCCGTCTGGTGGTGGCGCAACGCTGACGTATGCCTATAACCGACTGAAAACCCAGCCGACGGCGGCATTCCGTGCCATTAACAGCGACTATACCCCGCAGGAAGTCACCAAAGAACGTAAGACTGTAGACCTGGCTATCTTTGGCGGTTCCTATGAAATTGACCGCGTTATCGCGAGCATGGGCGGGGTAGAGAACGAGCTGACCCTGCAGGCACGCCAGAAAATCAAAGCAGCGTCTGCGCTGTTTAACGACACGGTGATCAATGGCAACCGTACCACCAATACAAATGCCTTTGATGGGCTGGATGTAGCCATTAAGGGGAGCGACACGGAAAACGTGCTGGCGAAGCCGATCGACCTTTCCACGGCAGCAGCGATTGAGACCAATTTCATGGACTTCCTGGACAATCTGGATGAAACACTTGCGGCCATGGACGGGACCCCATCCGCGCTGCTGATGAGCTCCAAGATGTTTGTGAAGTTCAAAGCAGTCATTCGCCGCGCGACCATGTATCAGGAAACCAAAGACAATCTTGGAAAGATCATTCCGATGTATGACGGCATTCCGCTCATTGACCTTGGCGCGAAGAGCGGCTCTAATGATCCTGTGGTGGACATTGATCCGAAGAAGGGCACAACGTCCATCTATGCCGTTCGTTTTGGCCTTGACGGCTTCCATGGCGTGACTGTGGCTGGTTCTTCCATGATTACATCCCGCCTTCCGGATTTCAGCACTGCAGGCGCAGTCAAGAAGGGCGATGTGGAAATGGTGGCGGCCGTAGCCCTCAAGGCGACCAAGGCAGCTGCAGTCCTTCGCAACATTCAGATCAAGGCAGCGACTGCCTGATTTGTGAAGGGAGGGGCGTCTGATGGATGCAAAGAAGATATTCGAGAGTATGTGTCGGCTGGCCATTAAAGAGAGTATCGGGATGGTGCAGGAATACGCGGGAGAACACCATCGATTTACACCAAGGACGGGCAATCTGGAGCGATCAATCAAGATCATGCAGCAAGGGCTTGTCGGGACGGTGTATCTGGATGAAGGGCAAGCGCCTTACGGGATTCCTATCCACAACGGCGCGCGCCCCCGCGTCATTGTTCCCCGAACCCGAAAAGCGCTAAGGTGGGCGAAGGGCGGGGAGTTTATTTTCGCAAAGAGGGTAAACTGGCCGGGCATTCGCCCAGATCCTTTCTTGTACGAAGCGTTAGATGCCAAAGAGGGGGACGTGGTCAAGGTATTTGACCACTACACGGATCTTGCATGTATGGAGATCGCCCAAGGGCTAAAGAGGTAATCATGACAGAGTACATCAGAGAAGACGACATCGCGGATCAGCTGCTCATTAACCGTGTGACGGATCAGGAAATCGCCGATGCGAATGAGTACGTAGACCGCATAGCGGCAGCATACAACGTCAAGAAAGTGACGGTAACACCCATGGCTAAGAAGCTGGCCGTGGCGGTTGCGAGCCGTGACTGCTGCCTGAATCTCATTGGGACGGATGCCAGCGCGATGATCGGAGACAGGCAGGAAGATGCCTACTCCATTAAGTACAAGATCTATGCGTCTCTTGTGGAAGACCTGCGGGGGAGGATCCTCAAGGCAGATTTCCTCGCGGATGAGGAGAAGGACGATGAGGAGGAACGCGGAGCATGGACGAGGGCCGTTTCAATCTCTCGAAGCTGACGGAAAAGGTCAGAAGCTACCTGGAAGAAAGCCTTCCGCGTCTTACATGGGTGAAGGAGTTCAAGGGGGCAGCTATCCCAAATGTTCCGACCGGAACCGTGGCAGCTGGCGAGATGGAATTCGTGGACACATCCAAAGGGGCCGACATGGCCGTTGTTGCGTTTTCCATTTATCTCATTGATCCGTCATCGGAGAATGGGGTAGAGGATATGGCAATGGATGTGCGAGAAGCGCTGACGGCGAATGATACGCTTGACAATATGGTCCAGCATGGAGCCGTCACGAAAATGCAGTTCGGGGCAGTCACTGGCAGAGCGGGGGCTTGCCTCATTACTTATAAAGCAAAAGTTTGGATGTAATGGAGGAAGAACATGGCAGATAAAGTAAGAGCCACTATGACGGATGCGAAGCATCGTCTGCAGGGCAAAAATTGTATCGTGTATCTGAATTTTGGTGAGGGAGCCACTGAGGCCGCGCCGAAATGGTCGGCAATCGGGGGACAGACCAAGGGAAATCTCGAAATGTCTGCAGATTCCATTGATGGGAGCAACAAGGACTCCGGCGGTTGGGGCGAAACCTACGCAGGAACCAAGACAACTGAGCTTTCCGTCGAGGGCTACGTGACCAAGGGCGATGCAGCCTACGATGCGCTCAAGGATGCCTTCGTAAAAGGGGAAGCGGTGGATATCTGCCGCTTCTTCACGGATGCAGGAGAAGCAGACCGCAACTGGTACAACATCACCAAGCTGGGGGACGAAACGCCGCATGATGATATGGTATCCTTCAGTATCACCCTTGGCGGGGTAGGTGCGCCCAAATTCTACACTGGGTTAACCACCGTAGACGATGTCAAAGGCCCCGCGGCCGAACATGTAGGAGGCTAACAAATGAGATATGACCGCATTCTGCGAAGAGTGTGGGTAAAGATTGACGGGCGCGAGTATGCGCTCGTTTTTTCTTTATCCGTTTTTGAAAAACTGGATGCCGAGAACGATGGAAATTTGATCGTACAGTTATCACAGGGGGACACCCATTACAAGCTGCTGAGTCATGCCTTCAAACTGGCATTAAAGCAGGCGGATAAAAAGATCACCGATCCAGAGGCCGAGGCGTTACTCGAAAAATTTGTTTATGAGGAAGGACTTCCGAGTCTGTCGGCGGCATTTTGGATCGCGGTGGCAGTGTCTGGCCTGATGGGTGCGAAGGTATCCCGCGTGCTGCTTGAGAGAATGGCCGTTGCGGCGCAGGATGTGGATGGGCTGGAAGATTGCACAGAGGCAGACAAAAAAAACGGAGTGAAGCCGGAAGAATAACCACATTTAGGGAATATCTTTCGGCTATCATGCCTATCTGTTATGGGAAACTGCGAATGACGGGCGAGGAGATAGCCGCCGCCACTCCGTGGGAAATTACTCACAGGATAGACGGGTACGTGGCCAGAATGAAAGACAGGCGCATTTTTACGGCATCTTTCATCACGGCGCCCGTCATCAATAGTGGTATGAGGGCGCCGGAACGGGGCGTCAAGGTGGAAGAGCTGCTGCCTGGAGATTTCCGTGGGAAGTACGACCGGGACGAGGCAGAATATATCAAGGCCCTCATTGAAGAGCAGGAGGAAAAGAGGCGAAAGAATGGCACAGCATGAAATCCGAGTGGAAATCACTGCCGATGGAAGTAAGGCGATAGCCGAGAGTGGGAAGGTCAAGGGGGAGCTGAAAGGCGTCAAGAATGTCAAAATTCCTAACCCTTTCGGCGAAGTATCTAACGGCGCGAAATCGGCATCTTCCGACGTAGACGCCCTTGGAGGTGCCCTCGGTAAGATCCGCAACATGGTGGCGGGTGCATTCGCCGTAGGGTCCATTTACTCGTTCGGCAAAGCGGCACTGTCGGCGGCAGCCAAAACGGAGCTTTTGCACAAGGGGCTTTCCTTCGTTCTCAATAGCGATGAGGAGGCGAGCCGCCTTGTAAAAAACATTCAGGACATCGGCGAAGCGTCTGCCTATGATACGACCCAGCTGCTGCCGCTTGCCAGAGCGTGGGTCAATATCGGCGACAATGTGGACACGGCTACGTCCAAAATGCAGAAAATCGTAGACCTTGGGTCTGCGTATGGGCTGACGTCCGAGCAGGTAGGGGCGGTCAATCTGGCTCTTACCCAGATGCAAATGGCGGGCAAGATCGGCCAGCAGGACATGATGCAGCTGATTAACGCCGGGATTCCTGCGTGGCAGCTGCTATCTGAAAAAATGGGTATCCCTGTAGAGCAGCTGAAAGACATGAGCTCAAAAAGCGAGCTGACGCAGGATGCTCTGCAGACGTTATGGGACGAAATCACTGAGAAGACAGAAGGCGCGGCCAGCTCCATGTCGGATACCCTTTCCGCGAAGTTTTCCAATGCGCAGGAAGCGGTAGCAAACAGTATGAGCGCGATGGGGGATATCATCTCTCAGGCGTTCAACGTGCCGGGGGTTCTTGATGCGGCGGGAGAAATGGCGGAAGGATTCAAGACGCACATCAATTCTATTCGTGACGCGGCGAAGGACGTAGGGCTGCATGAGGCCATCGTTCAGGAATTGCAAGGGATAAGTCCTGCAGCTGCGGCGGCCGCTGACGGCGTTATGACCGCCTTCGCATCCATGAAAGATACCATCATGGAAAATCAGACCGCCGTCACTATCGTGGTGGAAGCGATTGGAGCCATGGCAGCTACTGTGGCCATCATCAAGGGCGTGCAGACGGCCTTCCTTGCCGCCAAAGGGGCTGCTATGGCATTTGCTTTGGCTTGCCAGGCGAACCCCATCATATTAGCGATTTCTGCAGTTATTGCTGTACTCGTACTGCTTTATACGCATTGGGACGAAGTAAAGGCCATTGCGCTTTCCGTACGGGATGCAGTCGTCGATGCCGTATCGGACATGGCCGCTTCCGTGAGGCAGAAATTTGATGAAGCCGTGAATTATGCCAAGGGAATATGGCAGGGACTCAAAGACTTCATGGCGCATCCGATTGATACGGTCGTGAATGTCATTCGCCGCAATGTGGACGGAGGAAGTGAGGGCGTTACTCCTGCCGGCCGTGCCAAAGGCGGCGTATTTGGCATGGCAAGGGGAGGGATCGCCGGAGGGCTGGTCCCTCTAGCTAATGGCGGGCAGCTCAAACACGGTACGCCTGCCATTGTGGGGGAAGCAGGGCCGGAGGCCGTTCTTCCGCTTCGAGAGAATGTGCTGGCGTCAATCGGTAAAGCTGTCGCCGCAAGTTACAATGTGGGTAAGAGCAAGTATACAAATCCGTCCGCAGAGATTACCGCTAAAATCAAAAGTCAGGCAAACACCGGTCCCGTCAGTGCTTATGCAAAGATTTTGGAAAAGGCGCAAAAGAGGGCGCAGGCCGTAGGAGAAGCCGTTGCCAAATACGGCGAACTGCAAGAAAAGGCCAACGAAGAATTGGAAGCCTATGCGGATGGCGGAGAGAAGGCTGTCCAGTATCAGCAGCAAATGGCGCAGCTTTCCAAACAAATTGCCAAGGCGCAGGCGGGAGGCAACGAAGAACAGGCGAGCCTTCTGCAGCAGAAGCAGGCGAATCTTGAAGCGTCTTATGCCAAAGAGAAGGCGGCAGCCATCAAGGCAGCGCAGGACATAGCCGCCGAGAAGAAGAACATAGAAATCGAATCAGCGAACGCGATAAGCGCAATCCAGATCGAAGCGATTGAAAAGGTCAACGCACGAGAGACGGCCGTCAAGGAAGCCCAGCGGCAGCTGGATAGAGCGAGCCATGCAGCGTCCCTTGAAGAGTTCACGGCCATGATGGAGGAGAAAGACGCCATCACAGGGGAGAGCTATGCAACGATCCTAGCTAATGAGCAGGCTCTGAATGACATGCGGCAGATTTGGCATGAACAAATGATGCTAAACGCCATGGAATGGGGCGAGTATATGAATCTCACCCTGGCGCAGGTGCAAGAGCAGCTGGTGAATGGGATAGCGCAAGGGCTGACCCAGTGCATCGTCTATGGGAAGAATTTCCGCGACATCATGAACAATCTAGCTAATAATGTGCTTTCCACTGTTCTTCAGGCAGTGCTTCAAAAAGCCATTGGCTCCTTGATGACTATGATCGGACTTGGAAAGACAAAGACCGCACAGGAAGTCGCCAGTGCAGCGAAGGAGAAAGCAGCGCAGGCAGCCAAGAGCGGGACACTAGCCGCCAATGCAACAGCGGCACTCATTGCTGCTAACCCATGGGCCGCCCCTGCTGCGGCAGGCATTGTCGCCGGGCAGATGGGTGCTGCCAGAGCAGCCGGAAGCGTGTTTAAGAATGGTGGCTTTGTTACCGGTCCGGGGACAGGCACCTCCGATTCTATTCCGGCCATGCTTTCCAATGGAGAATTTGTCATCAATGCAGCGGCCGTCCAGCGACTGGGCACAGGATATTTGAACATGCTGAATAGCCCTCACTACGCAGAAGGCGGGCAGGTGGGAACACCGGCCATGGGCGTAGCGGGAAGCGGCGGCAGCGTGACGCTGAATGTATCGGCCATGGACGCGTCGTCTTTTATGGATTTCCTTCGAGGCGGCGGCATGGACTCCATCAAGCAGATGCTTTTCGATGGGACACGAGATTTTACGACGGACGCGGGGGTGTGGTAAATGGCGAGTCTTTTATTTCCATTGAATGCCCGACGTGTGAAATGGTCCTCGCAGGTCGAGGACGACTGGGACGTGGCGGAGCAGACGACTGCCAGCGGGAAGCGGCGCGCCATCACTTCGCAGACGCTGCCGGGCTGGCAGTTTACCATCGATTTTCCGGCTCTGACGGCAGAAGAGAAAGATACGCTCTTTGCATTCCGTTCCCGTGTGAAGGGGACGCTTATTCCATTCTTCTACAAGGATGCGGAGAACTACCATTGCGAGAAAGTGCGGCTGGCAAGGAACGGCGATGGGTCTTACCAGCTGACGGCAAATATGCATGGCCAGCAGGAACCGACGTATTATGCGGATAAGCTGACGGTATGGGTAGACGGGGCGGAGCGCACGGCGCAGGAGTACACCCTCGATCGCGGGGCGATTGTATTCAATCGTCCGCCGAACACGGGGGCTGTTGTCATGGCGACTTACGATTATTGGTGGAAGGTGGTATTCGCGAAGAAGAGTATCACAGTGAAGCAGAAATTCGTGAATTTATTTGAGTGCTCTATCGCATTGAAGGTGGTCCGATGAAAAGCGTAACAGAAGAGCTGGCTAGGTATCTCAATACACAGAAGGAAATGGTGTCGTGTGATTTGTACGTTCTTACACTTTTTAGCGGGACTGCCTATTATTTCACCGATGCCGACCATGATGTGGTCTACGGCGGGCATACGTACCTGCATAATGCGATCATGCTGAAGAGAGAGCAGACAAAGCTGAACAATGTAGTTTCTGTCGATTCCATGACGGTATCCATATACGCGACTGTCGAAGACAAGCTGGGCGATAAACCAATCTTCCTCGCGGCGCATGACGGAGCATTCGACCGTGCGACGCTTGCCATGAGCCGGTGTTTCTTCGACCTTGACGGCGAGGTGATGGGCGTCGTGGGGCTATTTTCCGGGCTGACGGAGGTCAAGTCCTGCGGCGGTCTTGCTATGAAGCTCACAGTCAAAAGCAAGGTGCAGGGGATGTCGCAAGAGTTCCCGCGGCGCAGGTTCTACCCGCAAGGTACGTATGCCAATAGCGGCGGCACTGTGTCATCTAGCGATGAAGAAGATTCTGCGTCCGTCATCGCGCCGTTTGTCCCATTGAAAGAGGTGTTACTGTGAATCCTATCGTAGAAGAGGCCTATACATGGCTTGGGACGCCGCACGTGAACCAGGCGAAGGTCAAGGGCAAGGGTATTGATTGCGGCATGCTGCTCATCGCCTGCCTCGAAGGAGCGGGATACATCAAGCGTGGGGCCATCAAGATCCCCCCGTATTCCAATGAGTGGCATTTGCACCATGGTGAGGAATGGTTCCTCAAAGTGGTAGAAAGATATTGTGCAGAAATTCCCGTGGATGAGATGCAGCCAGGGGACTTTTTGCTGTATAAATTTGGACGCTGCGTCTCCCATGGCGCGGTATATGTGGGGGACGGGCGTGTGATCCACGCCATGGTAGAGCGTGGAGTCATCCTGTCAGACATCAATGACGTCATGTTTCTGACAGCCAAAGGGAAATCGCGGCTGCATGGTGTGTATCGGTTTAGGAGGTAGTCATGGGCTTATTTGGTGGCCACAATACGACCATAAGGGAAAATAAGATTTCCAGCTTCACTGTCTCCACGGCCGAATATGGTTCAACCGTTCCGGAAATCCTTGGTACAACGCGCATTTCCCCGAATGTCATCTACTACGATGACTTCACCGCGCATGAGCACAGAAGCAGCCAGAAGAGCGGCAAAGGCGGCGGATCAAGGACGACGACCATCACTTACACCTACACCGTGGCGGTGATCCTCGCATTGTGTGAGGGGCAAATTTCCGGCATCGGCAAGATGTGGAAAGACAAGAGCCTGTACCAGTATCCCAATGGGGACATCGGGCTTACCCTTTTCGACGGGAAAGAGGATCAGCATCCGTGGGCATACACGGCAGGGAAGCACCCGGATAAGGCGCTTGCCTACAGCGGGCTTGCTTACATGGCGGGCGTGATTGACCTTGGGGATAGCGGATCCATGCCTTCCTACAATTTCGAGGTGAAAGGCAAGCTGCTGGAAACGGGGGATGGGGTAGACGTGAATCCCGCCGACTATATCCTCTATGTGCTTAACAAAATCGGCCTTGGCGGGATAGAAATCGACGGGATAGAGAACTACAGGCAGTACTGCAAGGAAGCGGACATGCTGATTTCTACGCCGTCCGATAAACTGGACGCGAAGGCAGCCCGCGAGATCATCAATGACATCGCCAACATCACCAACGCTTATATCTTCTGGTCAAATAACCGGCTAAAGATTGTACCGCGCGCTGACCGCCCCGTGGGGAAATGGAAACCGGACAAAACAATTCGATATAACCTGACGCCGGATGATTTCATCCCACAGACCGGCGGTGTGTGTGTTTCCTATAGCCGCAAGGATTCATCGGAGATTTACAACCGCATATCTGTGGAATTTCTGAACCGCGCGAATGCCTATGAAAAGGAAATCGTCAACTACCAGGATAATGACGACATCAAAGAATTTGGAGTGCGGCAGGCGTCCACGACGCAGGCACATTACCTGTATACCAAGACCCGCGCCGTCAAGCTGGCGGAAGAACTGTGCCGCAAAAACAAATACGAGCGGGTGAAATATACCTTCAAGCTCGACTGGGCCTTCTGCCGACTAGAACCGGGCGACCTTGTCATGCTGAATGACCCGCTCATGGGGATAGAGAACCAACCGGCTATGATCGACAGTGCGACGGAAGGCACGGACGGCATCATCACCTTCACGGCGATTTCGAGAGCAAAAGGTGTGTATAGTGATGCGGAATATGATGTACATGAGAATGAGCGACCACTCATTGATTTCAATCCGGATCCCGGTGTCTGCGAACCGCCTATGATATTCCAGCCGCCAGCACTCATGACAAATGCGGATAATGAGGTATGGATTGGCACATGGGGCAAGACTCCGAACTGGGGTGGCTGCTCTGTCTGGGTGTCTGATACAAACCAGTATTACAAAAAGCTGGGCACCATCGACAACCGTGCCCGCTACGGGACGCTGACGAAGCCGCTGAACATTGAAGATACAGTCCTTGAAATGACGCTGAATCAAGGTAGCTTCACGTCCGTAGATGCGGAAAGTGCTGCCAATGGTGATACGGTCCTTTATGTAGGTGGAGAAGCCCTGTCATATGAGACCGCTGAATTATTGGAAGATGGGACCTGGAGATTGTCGGGGCTGGTGCGCGGGCAGTTTGGCAGCGAAGCCGATTACCATGCGCCGGGCGCGCGAATCGCGCGGTGCGACGAAGCCTTCTTGAAGTCAGGCCTTGCCAATTCTTATATCGGCAAGACTATTTACTTCAAGTTCACGGCGTTTAATATCTTCGGCGGCATGGAACAGAGTTTGGCTGATGTGCTGGCATACAGCTTTAAGCCAGTTTCAGTACAGATCCCTCCGCCGGACGTGGAGGTGCTGAACGTCGAGAGGATGAGCTCTTCCATCCGCCGGTACTGGTGGAAATACACCTACCCCGAGCCGAATGACGTGGCAGGATTTATCCTCAAATATACACAGGGCAAAGAGCTTAACTGGGAAGCGGGGATACCTGTCCAGGAAGGGCTTATCACGAACCAGCCATACGAGACGCAGACCGTCCGACCGGGTACACATGCTGTCATGATTAAAGCCGTGGATCAGAACGGGAATGAATCGAAAAACTTTGCCTACTGCCTGCTGGAGATGGGCGACCTGCTGCAAGAAAACGTGCTTTTCGATAAGGATTTTGGCGCGGATCATTGGGCAGACATCCAGACCAGCGGCCTTGTACTGGCAAGTGATGGCTATATCCATGCGCGAAATACATCTGCCATGTGGCACGAAGCAGGCAGGAGATTGTGGACGAAACCTACTGCGTACATGTGGGATACAGACTTCGCAGCTTACGAGGTGACGGGAGAATTTATAGCGCCGGCCTCGGGGCAGCTCTGGCTGACTACGGAAATAGAAGGCCCCGCCATTGTGTACTACCGGCAGCTCCTCAAAGGCAGCACCGCCGAGGAGCTTTGGAAGCAGTGGTCAGACAAGGTGCTGGTACAGGCAGGCTCAACGATTCAAGTCAAAATCGTGGCGAAAAATTCGAGCGTGCAAGAAACCATCGTGAAGAGTCTGCACGCTTATATCGACGTGCCCGACCGGCAAGAGCACTTCGAAGACTTATACGTACCGGCCGCGGGCATCGAGCTGCCCATCGTCACACCGAATTACATGACCACCGCCGTGCGCATCGACGCCGTGCAGGGGAGCGCCCTTGTCAGGTATCCAAAGATACTCTCCCGCACGCCATGCCGTATAGCCTTACTGAATGAGGATGGCAATCAGGTGGCAGGTACAGCAGATATCACATGGCAGGGATTCGTTAACGAAACAGTTTAGCTTAGGAGGTAACAATGGCAGACGTATTGAAATTACAGTCCACCGCGGGGATGTTTGACTATCCTGACCCCGCGAACCCATCAAAAGGCACAACGGAGCAGCAGTATATCGAATTTGAGAAAAACAAGCACTCCGTGTTATCCAGTCTGGTCACTGATGAGCTTTGGCAGCCGAGCACCGCCTATACCGTCGGGCAGGTGGTCAAGAGCCCAAACATGCCCGCGAACGTTGTCGCAAGAGTGGTCACCGCGGGGACGAGCGCAGCCGCAGAACCCGTCTGGAGCAGTGCGGGGCACACCATGGCGGATGGTTCCGTCGTGTGGGCGATGCTGTATCGCACGATTGACTACGCAACGCAGAAAGAAGTCACAGCGGGGACGAACAACACGAAAATCGTAACCCCTGCCATGCTGGGGAGAACCATCAAGACAGATCTTGCGAGCGAAAACGCAGGAACGCTTAACGCCACTGATAAGACCGTAGTCGGCGGCGTTACTGGCATTTTGCCCGCAAGCCACGGTGGGACGGGTGCGACGTCGCTTGATGACGTCACAGTGGGGTTTGCCAAGTCCCTGGCGGGTGATGCGGGATTATGGGACTACCTGCACAGGCTGGGGGTAAACCCCACACTGCCGACCACAAACGCCGCACTTAACGCACTGGGCGTGTTTATGAGCTACTTTTATCAGAAAAATAAAATAGCAAACCAGCCGACACGGTACGGGCAGCTTATTAACCTTCCAGCGGATAAAAGTGCTGAATCGGCGCAGCTTTGGATAGAGCAGCATACCGGCAAGATGTTTCACCGGGGTGGGAATGGTGAAGTCGCAATCAATGACACTCCGTTCACACGGTTTCTCGATACGGAGGACCTCTCAGCAGCTGGCGTAGTTGCTGGTGATGTTTCGAATCCAGATTCGTGGTGGGTGAAGTTCGGCGGAATGATTCCGCTAATTATACAGGGTGGATATGAAACTGGTAAATCTGGATCATGGGCAATAGCATTCCCTCACGCGCTGCTGGGTATATCAGGCGATTATTCAGGCAATAGCGGTAAGATGGACTGGGGACCATCAATCAGTGGGAATACTACTAGCTGGAGCGCGTCTGGAGCGGGGTCTAATGTACGAGTTATCGCGATAGGCTATTAGACAGGGTGGAAAAAAGGGTATTGCTTATGATTCTTCCACGCAAATTTCTTACCCTATATCCATGTCATGTGTTTTAGGGGTATCCACTACGGGTACATGTTTTGGCTCTACTGGAAGATGGTTCGCCGCCAGTGTAGACACGTTCGACGTAAAGCGCGCAGGTATGGTAATCAGAACGACTTGCGCTGAAAGCGAAACATGGATATCGCAAGTTAGCTATATCATTGTCGGTTTTTAAGCAGGGGCTATATGCCGATTGCTACCCAATGGAAACCAGCATAATAATTGCCATTATCGTACATGGAAGTTGTAAATTCCGTAACAGAAAAATCATTTTTTATGCCAAAGTTACTATCTGAACCTGCCAAAACATAGCTCGTTAACGCTTGCCCTGTAATCGAAAAAATAGCAGTAAACGCGATCGGGAATTTGACAGTTTCATATCTATCGGTCCTAGCAGACTTTCCACCCTGTCTAATAGCCTATCGCGATAACTCGTACATTAGACCCCGCTCCAGACGCGCTCCAGCTAGTAGTATTCCCAC